AGGGGAAGAGGACAACTTATAGAAGCCGCCCCACGAAACACGGGGGGTCGGGGGAAAATGGGGTTTTGAAAACTATATGTGGTGGTTGAGATTGGTTGTAAGTACCTAATGTTGATTTAGACTACTGAAGCGAAGCGAAGCGAAGGTGAGGAACAACTGTTACATGCAGCCTGTACCATCTCGTTGCAGCATAAAAAAAGGCAGGGTATTCCCTGCCTTTTTGCCTGTCCTCGAGGAACTCCCTACTAGAGTAAATCTCTAGGGGAAATCTTTGTGCGTAGTTTTGCTATTAAATTTCTAGCCCAAGTCTTAACAAATTCTGGTGCATTTGGATCAAAAGCCAACTCTTCTACCTCACTCTCTAAAAGTTTATAAAGAGCTTTCCAATTAATACTATTAGTACTACCAAACAAATCGTCTTGAATATTAGTATTATTGTTGCGAGTGTTAACATCTGTATTACCTCTTGTTGTTAATCCTAGTTGTTGTTCTAAAACAGCTAATCTGTTTCTTAAGTCATTATCAGGCATTTATAACTCCTTGTTTATTGTTTAGGAATTATTACTCCCATTTTATCTTATACTCAAGAACTTTATTTCTTTTTTTTAAAAAACTTTTTACTTGACACCAGCACCAATGTTACCCCCCAAACTACTATAAAAAAAAGAAACCAACAAAAAACGATTAGTCTTTAATGCGGAACAACCCGTGCGTACTGGGGGAAGACTTATACTATAAAAGAAAAAACCCACCACGATTGCTCGTGATGGGTAATGCGTAGGCATAGAATCGGAACTACGCAGATATTCTAAAGTCTGCTACCTCATCAATTGTCGATTTCTTATTTCTCGAAATCGTGCTTTCCGATAAAGGCATTGCTTGTATTTGTTTGTATTGCGTTGGCACTTTGCATTGATGATACGCAATCTCGCCAAGTTTTTCCTTGACCAATTGTGTGTCAATCTTTGCACCCAATTTTTGTGTAACATGAAGTGAGTAATCCCTCCCATGTAATAGGTTTGCATTTTCACTCATAGACAAGTCAATCATTAATTGTCTATTGACCTTAACAAAGTCAGCCAAGACTTTTTGCATTGTTAAGGCTCTACCATAAGCGTCTATGATAGCTAGTTTATTTCTTTTACTTACACTAGCTGGGCTTTGTTGAGCCTTTTCTAGCACTTCAATTATATTAACAGGTTTTGACATTTTATTTTCCTTTCGTCTTTCTAGTTAATATTATCTATATAGCATGTCCCATGTTATTTGTCAATACTTATTATTAATTTTTTTTCCATACAAACTTCCCGTACCAGCACGGGTAACGTCCCCTGAACTATACTATAGTAAAACCCACGACCAACCTTACATGCCTGATGGAGATGCAGCCTGAGCTACGGGGAACTACTAGAGTCAGAGAACTCCTAGAAAAACTAGGACAAATGTAATGCAGAAGTACAACAGGAACACATGTGTAACCAGGAAGGCTGCTCCGGCTACTACTATAGTAAACAGGAGCAATGCGATTAGCAGCAGGATCATGATGTAGATCTTTCAGGGCCTGAGAGGTCTTCCCACATGCCTACCGAAGCTGCGGCCATACCAGGCGCTGTGTGGTTGATGTTCTGTTGCATCAACTCCCACGCAGCGTGCTCTGCCTGGATCTGTATACTTGCACCATCGAACCAGTCCAAATACCAGTACTCCAACCGATGTAGTTCTTTGTGTTCGTTTACGTAGCCTCTGAGCTCGTCGCCTGGGCCGCCCCAGCTGAACTGCCAGCGCCAGTATCCTTCGGCCTGGTCGGTGAATGTATGCGGTTCTACGTAATCAAAGGAGAGTCCTTCAAATTCTCTATCGCTGCCATCACGAGCAATAAGATCCTGCTGCCGGTCCTTCCACCTGTCTTCTACTAAATCTACGCACCGTGGGTTGGTGCTTCTTTCTGATGCAATGTGCATGTTGTTCCTTTCTGTTAAGGGCTGATGTCTATCCGCTAGGACACGTTATCACCAGCCCCTGAGTATTTAGATTTGCCGCTGCGGTCCTACTGCCAGCTGCTGGATCCGCAGCTCTCACAGCTGCGCACGAGTCAAATCTAATACCTATATAATCCCATCTTATTAGATAGTCAAGAGCTGTTTCTAATTATTTTTCCACACGACTGTCCCAGCAGGTAACCTTCCTGAGTCCAAAACTACTATAGTGCCACGGGTCGTGAATCACGGCGGATGGGCAATGGAGATTCGTACGACCAGCTACCATCTCATCTTCCTGGGGCTGCACCTGAGTCCTGTAACTACTATACCCCACAACCCTTACCTTTCTGCCGATGCGTAATGGAGAAATTCCCTGGCAGCAGGAGCTGCTGGACCAAGACTGAGATCCGAGATGCCTGAGAAATGCTAGGTTTCTGGCTGATGGAGAAGCACGCATCACCGTCTGCTGCACCTGCGGGGACCGGACTCTTAACTAATAACGGGGGAATCCTTGGGCAATGGAGGCAATGGGGAATGGAGAAGGAACTCCTGTGCACGGTTCCAGGACGCTGCGTTACCTGGAATGGACGTGGTTAACTTAGCGTGGTCCACGGACAATGCGGATGGGCCCACGGCAATGGAGCTCGGGAAGATACAGGATAATCTGTCTCCGAGGTAGTGGGCCATAATAAAACTCCTCCCACCTTGTCTTGCATGGTTAAAATGCCATACTTTTTGAAAAGGGCTTAACTTTATTTTTTTATCTTTAGTTATCTTTAGTTCCACCCAAAACATGACACCATCTTTGCAACCATAACAATCTGGCACACCTGCTGACGCCCAACTTTCTATTCTAGTCCAAAATATATCCGGAGTATTTTTCTTTATTATGTTCCAGTATTTAGTTTCTGGTTTCAAAACAAATGCATTAATCCCACAGATAAAAACAAAAGTATCATCAATGGTTTTAACCCTATCAACATCAACAAACCAATCAACATAATAAACCAATCAAATTTACTCATGGCGCATCCTTCATTAGTTCTAACATCTTATAATAAAAGATTAATCTGAATTCTAAATCTTCTGCTGTAATCATTGCTCTTTTTAAGTTTTCTACCCTACGCCAAAACAATTCGTCTGTCATAGGTAGCTTAACATAATTATACCGATCTGGTCTTATTATTATAAATTGCACACTCATTGTGAATCATTCTCCTTTACATTAATAACAAGTTCAATAGTTCTTGATGACCACTCACCATTAACAGTCTCATGCCATTCATCGAGTAAAGATGATAATTTTTTTAAATCAATATCAAGACCATCAATTGTTCCTAAAATTTGATTCTTTTTACTTTTACCATTGGACCACTTTGTGCCAATGTTATTCACTACATATTTATCTATATGCATAGCTTCCTCTCTTTCTTATTTATCCTGTGCTAACTTTGGAAATTGTTTTTCAAAATCCTTTATTAGCTTTTTTGTATTTAAATCTAACTTTTGTGGAGGAATACTACCAACTAGATATGCCTCTAACAATTCAATCGCTCTAACTAACAAATGTATACTCATAACTTTCTCCTTTTTAAAACCCATATACTCCCAACTATTTAGATAGTCAAGATTTATTTTCTAATTCTTTTACTTCTTCAAACGTAGTTTCAATACTGTATTGTTCCTTTAGATCTTGTAGCTTCTTCTCAACCTCATCTCTAGACATAGAATCTATCGTGCCAGTTAAGATCTCTTTCTTATCAACATACAACCCAGCAATCTGTCCACGGCGAGTCTCTGCAGCTACGGCAGCGTTCCAATTTCCTGACTCAGACGCTTTATCTCTAATTCTAGCCAATGTAGATAAGGACCTTTCTTGTGTGCATCTGTATCTTTCGGTGTTTGCCCTGACTTCTGAATCAATAGCTTTCACCACATGAGGGTATTTGTTTACATTTTGCAACCTGGATGCAATCATAAAAGCGCTTCTTTTGGCATACCCTGCCTCAATTGCACATTGAGTTGCAGTCTTCAGCCCTTCAGAGTGCACCAGCAATAATATAAATTTTCTTTGTTTTGGTGTTATTTTGTCATCATACAATGCATCTGACATTGCCTCTGGTATTAATAATTCTTTGTTTTCTTCCATAATGCACCCATTCAATAGATGTTTCTTCCCAGAAACTATACAATAATTAATCATCTGATGCAATGCGAGTTATGTTTGTAAATATAAAAAA